TTGGTATTGACGCGGTAAAGGCTGCAATCGACGACGAAAAGGCACAAACGCAATTGGCGTTGGCGTTGGAAAATGCCACAGGTGCAACAGACGCACAGATCAAGGCAACTGAGGCGTCAATCCTTCAAATGTCATTGGCAACAGGTGTTGCAGATGACGAACTTCGCCCAGCCTTAGCGCGTTTGGTTCGATCTACGGGCGACACTTCAAAAGCGCAAGATTTATTGGCAACTGCCCTTGACGTAGCCGCTGCAACAGGAAAGCCAGTCGAAGCCGTCGCGAACAGCCTTGCAAAGGCTTATGACGGAAACACCGCAGCATTGGGCAAATTGGGCATTGGTTTATCAGCAGCCGAATTGAAAACAATGTCGTTCGATCAGGTGCAAACAAAACTTTCAGAATTGTTTGGTGGCGCAGCCGCTTCAAATGCTGAAACATACGCAGGCAAAATTGCACGTGTTCAAATTGCATTTGACGAAGCAAAGGAAACGTTAGGCACTGCACTGCTGCCAATCCTTGACAAATTCTTGCAATTTATAAACAAAAACGCATTGCCAGCAATCGAAGCATTTACCAGTGCGTTCAGTTTGACCGGTACAGACGGGTTTGGAAAAACAATCAGTGAAGTCGGCGCAGTTGTTAGGGATACAGTCCAACCAATTTTTGAAGGTATCAAAAGTGTTTTTGATCGTGTCAAAACCGCAATCAAAAACAACAAAGAGGAATTTCAATCATTTGCTGAAGTCATTGCGTTTGTTGCCCCGATACTTGGAAAAGTAATTGGAACCGCATTTGAAAACGCTGGCAAAATTGCAAGCATTGCAATCAACATCATTGGCAAAGTCATGTCAGCGATCAAACCATTGTTGAACATGTACATTGAAGGAATCAACCTAATCATTCGCGGAATCAACCTAGTCAAGACGGGTCCCGACATTGCGTTCATTCCAAAAATTGGCAATACGTCAGTGGCAACACCAGGTGCTTCAGGGTTTAGCGGCACAATGCCAGGTGGCGGCAGTTTTACAACAGGCGGCGAAACAGCAGGCAGTGGTGGCGGTGCAGGCAACAAGATCACAACCAGCACGTTCACGGGTGGCACAAGCGGTGGCAGTAGTAAAGGCGTTACAACTGCAAGCAAAACAGCCGCAACCGCACAAGCGGCGATTACTGGTTTAGGTGCTTCAGGCGTTTCAGGTGTTAGCACAACAAGCCTTGCAGGAATCTTGGCGGCGTCAGGTAGTGATCGCGGCAGCATGACTTCAGCAGGCACAACGATCAACTTGACCGTCAACGGCGCAATAGATTCGGAAGGCACTGCACGAACAATTGTCAACACCCTGAATAATTCTTACTATCGCGGCACAGGTGGTGCCACTGCCCTGGTCACAGCATGACGCAATGGAATCCCGTTTGGAAGGTTGAACTAGACGGCGTTGAATACACCAGCGCGGTTTTGGCAAATCTTTCAATTAGCAGCGGCAGATCGAACATTTATGAACAAGCACAGGCAGGGTACTGCAACATTCAGCTGATCGACCTGAATCAAATCGCAATCCCCGTCAACATAAATTCAACAATAGGTGTTTCAATCAAAAACACTGCAAACACTTTCGTGCCTATTTTCGGCGGCAACGTCGTTGACATTGGGCTGGAAGTGCGTGACGTAGGTTCCACAGCCTTTACGCAAACCTATTCGATCACAGCAGTCGGTGCATTGGCACGTTTGCCCAAGGCATTGACAAACGGCGTTTTGGCAACGGACTTCGACGGCGATCAGATTTACGAAATACTTCGCGCAGTTTTGTTGAATACCTGGGCTGAGGTTGCGGGTGCGGTCACGTGGGGCAACTACACACCAGCAAGCACAACATGGGCAAATGCTGAAAATAACGGTTTGGGCGAAATAGATCGCCCAGGCGAATACGAATTGGCGCACCGATCAAGCGAACGAATCGACGTTTATTCGCTGGTTTCAGCGTTGGCAACGTCTGGGCTGGGATACATTTACGAGGACGCACTAGGTCGCATTTCCTATGCAGACGCCACACACCGCAGCCAATACTTAGCAGCAAACGGTTACGTGCAACTGACGGCAAACCAGGCACGTGCGGCGGGGTTGCGTACTGAAATCCGCGCGGGAGACGTTCGAAATTCGTTGACGATTAAATACGGCGCAACTAGCAGCAGCGAACAATCAGCCAGTGACGCGACGTCAATCGACAATTATGGAACCCTTGCACAAATCATCACGACAACATTGCACCATTCAGCTGACGCATTGGCGCAGGCAAATTTTTATTTGTCACTTCGCAAAAACCCTGAAGCAAATTTTAAGGAGATCACGTACGACCTGACAAACCCTGAAGTGGACAACAGTGACCGCGACAACCTAATCGGTGCATTTATGGGCATGCCCGTGGCGATTAACGACTTGCCTGGCAACATGGGTTCAATCTTTCAGGGTTTTGTTGAAGGCTGGTCGTTTCGGGCGTCGTACAACCAACTTTCAATTTCGTTGGTTTTGTCGCCGACGGCGTATTCATTGCAAGCATTGGACTGGGACGAAGTACCCCCAGCAAGAATTTGGTCGGGCGTGTCGCCAACGCTTGACTGGCAACGTGCCACAATTATCACTTAATAAGGAGAAAACATGACAAATCCAACGACACCGTTTTCCTGGCAAATGCCAACGTCTAGTGATCTAGTCACGGACTTGCCAGCAGATTTTGAAACGTTTGGTCAAGCCGTCGCCACTTCCATGGCAGATTTATTGGGTGGCACGACTGGTCAAATCCTTTCCAAGGCGTCAAATACCGACATGGATTTTACGTGGACAACGGCAAACCCTGGTGACATAACTGCCGTCACTGCTGGCAGCGGTTTGACTGGTGGCGGCACTTCAGGTGCAGTCACACTTGCAATCGACACAAGCCCAACAATCGCTGGCACGATCAACGCGACGGGTGACATAAATCTTTCGGCAACAAATGCACCAGGTAGCATTAAAGACGAATTCACGCTGATCCTAATGAACGCACTCTAAGAAAAGGAGAAACAAATGGCAACATCAGCAAAACCCCTGTTTAGGGGTGCAGCGACAACATCAACAGGCACCACGCTTTATACCGTGCCTGCCTCAACGACCACAGTGGTCAGTAACATTGCAATTACCAACACAGCAGCCAGTGCTGCGACATTTACATTGGCATTGGCAACCGTTGCATTGCATACAACAACAACAATTGCAGCAAATTCCACAATTTACATTGACTTAAAGCAAGCAATTACCGCAACGCAAACGATCACTGGTGGCGCAAGCGCGACCACAGTTTCGTTTCACATTTCAGGCGTGGAGGTTTCGTAATGGGATCATCAACAGTACCAGCACCAACCAGCGGCGGTGCCACATCAGATAACTGGGTTTTAATTTCATCAGTTACTCCAACAAACGGTGCAAGCACTGTAACGTTTACGTCAATTTCTGCAAAAACCAAAATAATGCTACGAATAAACGCTACTGGAACAAGCCCTTCTAACATGACTGTCACCTTTAATGGAGATACGGGTGCCAAGTATAATTTCTTCGCGTTGCGATCTAACAGTTCGACGGCTGCCAACGTCACGCCGTACGCACAATTTAATAACACAGGTTTAGGATTAGGATTTGGCACTTCGGGAAAAGCCGCAATAACTATTACGGAAGCCGATACAGTTAATTCTAAAGCCATAACAGGGCAATCGTTAATGGGAGCAGATACAGCCCCACTGATTTCTGGGTCTTATCTTGCTAGTGCGGCTATTTCGTCCATCACAATTACATCTAGCGGCACATTTGACGGAACAGGCACAATCGCAATTTATGGGGTGACAGCATGACAAGATTACAAAATAGATTCGGGACAGAAATCAACGTTCAAACTGGTGAAGTGACAACGGTTGAATTGCCAGACATTGAAGTCGTTGAGGAAAGCGAACCAGAATCGACGGAAACAACAACAGAATGACATTTCCAAACGGTACTAATGCACGGTTGATCGAAATCGCCCTAGCTGAAGTCGGCACAATTGAGGAAGGCGACAACCTCACCAAATACGGCAAATTCACAAAGGCTGACGGTTTGCCATGGTGCGGATCATTCGTAAATTGGTGCGCTGCACAGGCAGGGGTAAAAATTCATTCAGTCGTTGGCACTGCAATTGGCGCGCATAAATTCAAGGAAATCAACCGTTGGTCGCATTTGCCTAGTCTTGGCGCGTTGGCATTTATGGACTTTCCACATGACGGCGTTGATCGCATTTCACACATTGGCATTGTTGTCGGTTTTAAGCATGGTGAAGATACAGTCACCCTTATTGAAGGAAACACTAGCGGCACGGGCGATCAACGAAATGGTGGCATGGTCATGGTCAAACAACGATCATTGAAGCGTGACATTGTTGGTTTCGGTGTACCAAAATTTGTACCATACCAGGGAGAATACCCAGTTATTGAAATGTCAAAGGTAGCAGCTAAACCAACAAAGGAGACAAAATGGAACAAGCCAAAGCAGTAGCAGCGTCATGGGGTCGTTCATTTTTGGCAGCATGTCTGACGCTATACATGGCAGGGGTAACTGATCCAAAAACATTACTTATGGCAGGTGTTGCGGCGATCGCACCAGTTGTTTTGCGTTATCTTAATCCAAATGACAAAAGTTTCGGAGTTACTGGGGAATGAGTCCGAATGAATGGGCGGCGGTTGTTACATGCTGCATGGGTGTAATTGCCGCCGTCTATTCGGGCGTTCGCGTTATGGTGAAATCCATAATGCGTGAATTTCAGCCAAATGGCGGTTCAAGCCTGAAAGATCAAGTCAACCGCATTGAGGCCAGGCTTGACTGGCTAGTGCAGAAAATGATCGACTAAGGGGTTGACATGGCGCAACGCAAACGTAAAGTGCAAACCGTTCGCGAAGATAATTATTCTGCCCTTGAACAATACTGCATTGCATTGAACGAATACTATAAAGCACTTCGTAAGGCTGGTTTTTCTGTTGAATTAGCATTGGGTTTGTTGAGTGATCGTGAGACGTATCCGCATTGGATTTTGCCCGAACCAATCGAACCAAACAAAATCGGTTCTATTGAATACCCTGAAGACGAAGACGAATGAAAAAAATAGTCGTAGTCAGTGACCTTCAAGTCCCGTTTGAAGATCGAAGGGCAACGGCTAATCTCGCAAAATTCATTAAAGCATTTCGCACTGACGAAGTGATCACGATTGGCGACGAGATAGATTTCAACACAATTTCAAAATGGTCACGTGGGCTAAGCGAAGAACATGAACCGACGATTGGACGCGATCGTGATCGTTGCGTTGAATTATTGTGGGAATTGACCAGGCACGTGCCTGAAGCCAACATGGTGCGTTCAAACCACACTGACCGTTTATTCAATTCCATTGCCAGTCGTCTGCCCGCTTTACTGGGTGCGCCCGAATTGAAATACGAAAATTTTATGAAACTAGATGAATTGGGTATCAACTTCCACCGCAAACCCTATGCAATCGAAGGCACAAACTGGATCGCGATCCACGGTGACGAACAGGGCACAACGCCTAACGCTGGGGCTTCAGCCTTACGTGCA